TTGTGATTTTGAATGTCCTGGTAAAGATAATGCGGAAGTGGCGGATTGGATTTATAAAAACCTTGATTTTGATCAAATGATTTTAGAGTTTTATGTCCCAGGAGAACCTAACAGTGGGTGGGTACATTGCAGTTATGTCAGTGAAAAACCTAGAAAACAATTCTTGCGAGCCTTTAAAGAAGATGGTAAAACAAAATACAAACCAATTATAGGAAAAGCAACCGATTTAGTATAATGCCAATATCAAGAGCACAGATTCCAAAAGAAGTAGAAGGCAAACTAAGGGGAGCTAGAAAAGGAAATAATGATAAAAGGCGACAGTTCGGATTACGAACTACTAAAAAAATGGTGCGCAACAGTGCCCATATTCAATCCAAAAAATAGATTTTATTCTTGTGAAATAGGTGTCCGTGAAGGACTTGGTTCAAAAATTATAATGGATGTTTTTAAAGAAAGATTAAAAGGTCTTCCTTATATGCATTTTGGTATAGATCCATATGGAGATCGAGTATATCAACATTGCGATAATCAACCAAATATTACATGGAAAGGTTTTCCTAAAGGAGTTGCTCCTACCTATCCAGATGAAATGTATGAACAAATGGTAAAAGATTTTGAAGAGTATCCAATGTTCAATATTATAAAAATGACTGATACTCAATTTATGAATGAAAATGGTCATTTAGAATATTTTAACTTTGTTCATTTTGACGGACCACATATGACCAAAGATGTAATTACAGAAGCCGTTTGGTTTGCGAATAGATCTATTAAAGGGACTAGATTTGTATTTGATGATTATCCTAACTACGATATGGAATTAATCAACAAGGTTCTTGAAAAGTATGGCTTTTCTGTATTAGAACCAGGCAGAAATAAAATATGCCTAGAAAGAACCCAATAGCCAAAAGCCTACGGACTAGACGATTTAGACCTAAAATGATAAGGTCTAAAAAAGTTTATAACAGGAGCAAATATAAAAATGACCAAATTATGCGCGAGAGGCAAATCAGCAGCGAAACGTAAGTTTAAGGTTTATCCGTCAGCATACGCTAATGCTTATGCATCTAAAATATGTGCTGGTAAAATCAAAGATCCTTCTGGGACTAAACGAAAAGATTGGGGCCCTAAAAAAATGAACAAAGGAGGAGGTGTTGATATGTCTACTATAGAAGTTAAGAAAAAGAAAAAACCTATTCCAGGTGATCGTGATAAAAGACGAAAATATATGATTGATATTCAAAATCCAATATCTGAATATGATATGAAAGGCAAATTAATTTACACTGCTGCTTCTAAGGGTAAAGAAATTATTACACCAAAATCTAAACCTAAAAAAGAAGAAAAAGCAAAAGGGTATATTATTAGTGATCAAAGAGGAATGCAAATGCATTATGAACCTAAACCTAGATACAAAGAGGGTGGGGTTATTAACATGACAAAGATGAAGTATGTCTAGTAGAGGAACATGCTGGGAGGGCTATGTCCAAAAAGGCATGAAGAAAAAAGGAAATAAAATGGTGCCTAATTGTGTGCCTGCAGGAATGAAACAGGGAGGACTAACAAAATGGTTTTCAGAAAAATGGGTAGATATTGGAGCAAAGCGAAAAAATGGAAAATATCAACCTTGTGGGAGAAGTACGTCAACTGGCTCTTCCCAGAAGAGGAAATATCCGAAGTGCGTCCCACTTGCAAAAGCCACACAGATGAGCGCGTCGCAAAAGGCGAGTGCTGTTGCCAGAAAGCGCCAAGCCCCAAACACTGGCCCTAAGCCAAGTAATGTATCTACCTTTGCAAAGAAACAATGTGGTGGTATAATAAATACAACTAAGTACAAAATTTTATAGGAGACTAAAATGCCAAGACAAGAAGGTTTAAGACCAATCGGAGAATCTGTAAAAAAGATTATCGAAAAAATTAAAAAAGAAAGAGAAGAACGACAAAAGAAGTCTTCGTCTCCAAGAACGCAGCCTAAACTACCTGGTATGGTTAAAGGTGGAGATGTAAAAGGATATATGTCAGGTGGTTTTGGTATATTCTCAAAAAAGAAATCTGATAAAAAAGAATCAAATGAATCTAAGAAGAAGAAAAGATTAGAAGAATTAAAAAAGGAGATAGGAATGAAAAGAGGTGGTGGAGTTGATATGGGTGATCCTAAAAAACCAGTAGCTATTCCTACAGGAAAAGATCCTGAAATCATGATTCACAACTTGAGGCCTTCTGATGATCCAAATTTCAGAGCTTATGCAGGACCTAGAAGAACAGGTAAAGATAGAATTGAAAAATTAAAAGCAGATCTTAAAAAGAAACCTATGAAAAAAATGGCTACAGGCGGTATGCCAGAAGACGATTCTGAATTTAGTAGAAGAAGAAAACAACAACCAAACAGAGGTGGTTTAACTCGTGGTCAAAAGAAAATTGATGCTAATAGAGATGGAAAGATTTCTGGAGATGATTTTAAAATCTTACGAAGTAAACAAAAAATGAAAGGTGGCGGAATCGCTATCAAAGGAACTAACTTTAAAGGAGTGTTTTAATGGAAAAAATAAGAATGCATAAAAAAATGGCTATGTCTGGTAAATCACCAGTTATGAAAATGAAAACAGGTGGCGGAGTTAAGAAACCAGTGACTGTTAAAGAAATTACACCAGAAGGAAGAAAAGGTGTTTTGATTTATAAAGGTAAAGCAAAAGATTATAAAAATTTAGCACCGCAATCTAAAAAATAAAGGATATGTTTAAATGGCTACATCAGGAACTACATCATTTGATTTGTCAATTGATGACATCGTAGAGGAAGCTTATGAAAGATGTGGTCTTCAAACTAATTCTGGGTACGATTTAAAAAAAGCTAGAAATTCTTTAAATATCCTTTTTTCTGAGTGGGGAAATAGAGGCGTTCACCTTTGGAAAGTTGAAAAACAAACTCAACTTTTAACTGCTGGGACTGCAACTTACACAACTCCAACATCTACTAATGATGTTTTAGAAGCGTATATTTCAACAGCTGCTGCGCCAGGAGTCAGTGTAACTGATGTAACTATTTCAAAAATTGATAGATCGACCTATGCAGCATTACCTAACAAAGGGTCTACAGGTCAACCATCACAATATTATGTAGATAGACAAACTACACCTACAATTACTTTGTATCAAACTCCTGATGCATCGACATATACTTATTTACATTATTACACTTTAAAAAGAATTGAAGATGCGGGAGCATATGGCAATACAGCTGATGTACCATTTAGATTTATGCCTTGTATGATTTCTGGTTTAGCTTTTTACTTATCTTTAAAATATGCACCAGATAGAACTCAAGCATTAAAGCTTTACTATGAAGATGAATTAAAACGAGCTTTGGATGAAGACGGACAAAGAACATCTGTATTTATTTCACCAGCTAGCTACTACCCAACGAGGAACTAATGGCACGATTTGCAAGAGGTAAAAATTCACTGGCTATATCCGACCGTTCTGGTCAGGCTTTCCCTTATACTGAAATGGTGAAAGAATGGAATGGATCCATCGTCCATATTTCGGAGTACGAGCCTAAGCATCCGCAGTTAGAAATTAAAGTGTATGGCGCTGATCCTCAAGGGTTGATCGACGCTCGACCACAATATTTTCCCCCTAATCAAATAGGTGGAGGTAATATGGTAGTAACAGCTTATCCAGAATATGGTCAAAGTGATTTAGCTTTTTCAGCTAATGGTATGAGACCTTCAGAAAATATTAAACCTGCTATGGCAATGTATTTAGCGAAAGTAACTGTGGAGATATCATAATGGCATTAACCTTTTCAGAATTAGTAACAAAAGTAAGAGATTATACTGAAGTAGATTCTACAGTTTTAACAGATTCAATTGTTGAAGGATTTATTACAGATGTTGAGTTAACTATATCTAGAGCTGTTGACGGTATGGATGTAGACCGTAAATATTCATTATCTACATTTACATCAGGAAATAGATATTTGGTGTTACCAGGTGATTTATTATATTTAAGAGCAGTTCAAGTATTCGATTCGACTACATCAGGGACTCCTAGAATTTATCTTGAGAAAAGAGACCAAACTTTTATTTCTGAATACTCTCCAAATACTAGTCCAATTGTAACTGGTGTTCCAAAATACTATGGTTATTGGGACGAAAACCCTACATATATTTTAGTTGCTCCAGCACCAAGTGCTGCTTTTACATGTCAGATAAATTATATTAAAACACCTCAGCATTTATCTGCTACAAATACGACAACATATTTATCGACTTACGCTGAGAATCTATTATTCTACGGTGTAATGACAGAAGCTTTTGGATTCTTAAAAGGCCCCCAGGATATGTACAACACGTATAAAACACGTTATACTGAAGAATTGAAAACTTTTGCTATTCTTCAAAAAGGATACAGAAGAAGAGA